AATCAACCTCAAAGAACGTAAAGAAAGAATAGAACTTTTCTATAAGGAATTACAACAAGCTGAGCAAAATATTGCTAAAGAGCTTCAAGATAAGTACGGTAAAGGAACAGTCAATACAGAAACTGGAGAATTTACTAGCTTAAGTTAAGAAATAAATTTATTTAGTTCTTTTATAGGAAGAGGTTTCGGACCTCTTTCCCTATTTATAAATGTTGATAGAACAGTTACATAGAAAACGTTTTCGATTAACAGACGATATTTATTATAGAACGAATAATCTAATTTAAGATAAAATGGCAGAATCTTTAATCTCCCCAGGGGTCTTATCAAGAGAGCAAGATAGATCTTTTATTGCACCAGCAGCACTAGAGGCAGGCGCAGCATTTATTGGCCCAACAGTACTTGGACCAGTAGAAGAACCAACAGTAGTAACATCATACGGTGATTACCAAAGAAAGTTTGGTGTAACTTTTGCTTCTGGTTCTAACAAATATGAATTTTTAACTTCCCTAGCAGTTAAGTCTTACTTTGAGCAAGGCGGTAATACAGCATTGATCACCAGAGTAGTAAACGGCTCCTTCTCAGGTGCTAGTAACACTAACATTGCTGCTAATGACGGCGGAAGCGCTCCTTTTACTTTAAAAACTCTTAGCAAAGGATCACTTCTAAACAACTCTACTGGAGCTAGCGATCCTGGTTCTTTAAACAGTGACGGTTCATTAGTATCTGGTTCAGAAGACAACATTAGATGGGAGATTGCAAATGTTGACGCTAACGCAGGTACTTTCTCTTTAATCGTAAGAAGAGGAGATGACAGTACTAAACAAAAAACTGTATTAGAATCGTTCAATGATTTGAGCCTAGATCCTAACAACGAAGGCTACGTTGCCAGAGTAGTTGGAGATCAGTATAAAACTAAATCAACTGATGGAACTTCTACTTATATTTCTACTGTAGGTTCTTATGTTAATAGATCAAGATACATCTATGTTAACTCAGTTGATAGACAGACAATTAACTACCTTGCAAACGATGGAGTAAACATAAGAGATAACGCTTATACTGGTTCCCTTCCAGTAGCTAGCTCAGGTTCGTTCCACGGAGCACAGGGTGATTTATATCAAGCTTCTGCACCTAATAAGCACTTTAGCGCTATTACAAACGGAAACACTCAAGGTCTTGATGCAGCAGATTATGCAGATGCTATCTCGATCTTAACTAACCAAGATGAATATGTATTCAATATCGTATCTACTCCTGGTTTGATTTATAACTTTGGAGATCACAAAACTCAATTAGATAGCGTAATTTCCTTAGCGTCTTCTAGAGGCGATTGTATCGCAGTAGTAGACCTTTCTCCTTACGGAAGCACAGTATCTAACGCAGCTGGACATGCTTCTACAGTAAACAGCTCTTATGCAGCTTCTTACTGGCCATGGTTACAAATGGCAAGCTCAACTGGTAAGTTAGAATTTGCTCCTGCTTCTGTAGTGATTCCTGGAGTATATGCATTTACTGATAGTGCAGCAGCACCTTGGTTTGCACCTGCTGGTTTAACAAGAGGAGGAATTCCTAACGTAATCCAAGCAGAAAGAAAACTTACAAGATCTCAAAGAGATACTCTATATGCAGCAAACGTTAACCCAATTGCTACATTCCCAGGAAGCGGTATTTCAGTATTTGGTCAGAAGACTTTACAGAAGAAGAAATCAGCTCTTGATAGAGTTAACGTAAGAAGATTATTAATTGACCTTAAGAAATTCTTAGGTGATCAAGCTAAGTCATTAGTATTCGAACAAAATACTATTGCTACTAGAAATAGCTTCTTGGCAGCAGTTAATCCATACTTAGAATCAGTAGTACAGAGACAAGGTCTTTATGCTTACAGAGTGGTAATGGACGATACTAATAACACAGCCGATGTAATCGATAGAAACCAATTGATAGGACAAGTATATATTCAGCCAGCTAAAACTGCAGAATTCATTACCCTTGACTTCGTAATTGAACCAACTGGAGCATCATTCGGCGCATAAATTTAAACTTGGATATTTATAAATAAACAACAAAGAAATGGCAGTACTAGATCCTAACGAAATAATGTTTAAAGCCTTCGAACCGAAGGTACAGAACAGATTTGTCATGTATATCGATGCAATTCCATCGTTCATGATTAAAAACGTAAAAGCTCCTACTTTTACAGACAACGTAATTAAGCTTGATCATATGAACACGTATAGAAAAATACGTGGGAAGAGAGAATGGGCAGAGATGACCATGACTCTATACGATCCGATCACTCCTTCTGGAGCTCAGGCAGTAATGGAATGGGCTAGATTAGGATACGAATCAGTAACAGGTAGAGCTGGATATTCTGACTTCTACAAAAAAGATTTAACTCTTAATATTTTAGGACCTGTAGGGGACGTTATTGGAGAGTGGATCATCAAAGGTGCATTCGTGACTAACGGTGATTTCGGTCAATATGACTGGACATCTGATGCAGTAGTTGATTTAGCAATTACTATTAATATGGATTACTGCGTACTTAATTACTAGGATCAAAGTACTTAATTATAATAAAGAAAGCCCGCTTGTCGGGCTTTTTTTTTACCATGAAAATACTAATAGAAGGAGATAGCTGGGGTGTTGGCTGTTGGGCAGGTTATGATAATAAAATATACCATCCTGGATTAACACAATACCTGAATGAAGAAGGCTACAGTGTAGATAATTGGAGCACTGGAGGGAAAAGAATCTATGAGTTACTAAATCAACCTATAAACGAATACGACTACATTTTTGTATTTCTTCCAGACCCTTTAAGAGGTTTTGATGAAGAAGCTTTTAGATTAATTAACACGTATAGAGGAGTACTTAACACAGTTATAGACATTCAAAAAAAATATTTTGATATTTGGAATAACTTGAATAAAAAAATTCATATCATAGGATGTGGATTTAAAGCAGAAAAAAGCATTATACAGAATTATCAAAATTTAGAAATAGTAGTACCAAGTATGATTGAGTACTTATACCCTGACTTTATACATCCCCCACTTCAACCTGGACCGTGGGTTAACTGGATTGATAGTAGATTTAGCTTACACGATATTGATAAATTTATCTCAGGTAAAAATGAACATGAAAGAACTACTTCAAAGGAATTCAAAAAATATTTTGCTCCTGATGGGTACCATATGAACCATTTAGCACATAAACAGTTATTTGAGTATATCCAAAATAATATTTTCAATATTAAGAGAAGTTCAAGAGAAGTTTAAGGAAGTATTACCTATTTATTAATAGATAATATTCCAAATGAAGAAAGCACTGACCACTCTGTTGCTGTTATTCGGAATGATAGCAGTAGCAAACACTACCGACCCGGTAGGAGAAAAAAACACTCGACACTGCCACTATAAAGCAGAGTATTATGCGATTAGAGCGCAATTACAAGATGGAGACATTACTATTAAAGAAGCTCAACGTAAATGGAAGAAAGCATTAAAACAACTTAAAAAAGAAGAAGAGGCTAAATAAGCCTCTTTTTTTTAAAATATAGTTGCTTAAAAAAATAAAAGTTCATATATTTATATATAAACTAGTTTACAATTAAATATTTATGGAACCAAAATTTAAAATTCCTACTGAAACGGTAGATCTACCTTCCAAGGGAAAACTTTACCCTGAAGGACATCCCCTCAAGAGCGGTACTATCGAAATGAAGTACATGACAGCTAAAGAAGAGGATATTCTTACAAATCAAAACTTTATACAGAAAGGTATAGTTATTGATAAACTACTTCAATCACTTATTGTCACCAAATTTGATTATAATGATCTATTGATTGGTGATAAGAATGCTCTAATGGTCGCAGCAAGAATTCTTTCTTACGGAAAGGATTACGAATTTGAGTATAAAGGACAGAAGGTAGTAGCAGACTTATCTGAAATAAAAGATAAAGAACTAGATTTTTCTACAATTAGTGAGGGACAGCAAGAATTTACTTTTAATTTACCTAAAAGCGGTAATGAAGTAACATTTAAGCTCCTTACTCATGGTGATGATAGAAAAATTGATAGAGAAGTAGAAGGACTTAAAAAGATTAGCAGAGATAACGATACTTCCATGTCTACCAGACTTAAATATATTATTACTTCAGTAAATGGAGACAGAGAGCAATCTACTGTTAGACAGTTTGTCGACCAAGGACTCTTAGCACAAGACGCTAGAGCTCTTAGAGAGGAATATACCAGAGTACAGCCAGATGTTGAATTTAAAGTGTACCATGTAGACGAAAACGGTGTAGGGGAGGACATCGATGTGCCGGTCACAGTCAACTTTTTTTGGCCTGACGCCTAACGAGGCAGCTGAGTATAGAGCAGGGCTCTTCTCTCAGATACACGAAATTGTTTTTCATGGTAAAGGCGGCTATGATTTCGGAACCGTGTATAACATGCCAATATGGTTACGAAGATTAACCTTTAAGAGAATAGCTGAATTCTATGAAGATCAGAACAAACAGAATAAAGCTCCTTCATCTTCCAATGAAATAGCAAGAGGACCAAATATATCTCCGTCCTATAGTACAAAGGCTTCTAAATAATAGAGGCCTTTACTATTTATAAGAAATAAGACTACTTACCATGGCTGACGAATTTGATATTCCTTCTGGTGACGCTGCAGGATCTAAAGCTAGAAAAAAGCAATTAGACGACCTGAGAAAGAGTGCGGTCGATGCTCAAGCAGAGATAAAAACTCTAGCCCAAGAATTTAAGGAACTAGAAAAAAGCGCTAAAGAAATAGGAGTAAAGCAGTATGTAACTTCTGCGGAAGTAGGCAAGGTATCTAAATTACAAGATGCAATGTCTAAAATGACTGTTGATACGCTTAAATCTGCATCAGCCCGTAAATCCTTTATGAATGATATCGTTAAAGCAGAACAAGAAGAAGCTGCTTTAATGCAAAAAAGAAAAGCTATAGGTCTTGAAATTTCTAAGCTTGAACAAGATGCAGCTAGAAAAGAACAGGAAGCTAGAAATATTATTAAAGAAGCTACTAAAGAGTATCAAGAGGCTTTAGAGAAAGGAAATAAAAAAGCGATAACATCAGCAGAACAAAAACTTAAAGCTGCTGAAGCACAGGCTAAATATGCTCAATTAGATATTGCAGATAGTAAAACAGCAATATCAAACCTCAAAGGTCAAGCTCACTTAGTTGATGAAAGAGTTAAACATCAAAAGGAGAGTATAGAAAAAGCTAAGGAGTTTCACAAAGAAATAGATAAAATAAATAAAGCTGGAGGTAAGACCCTACAGGCATTTGCTAAGTTAGGTGAAACGCTTTCGTCAACTTTACCTATACTTGGCGGTGCGTTCAATACATTATTTGGTTCACTAGGTAAGGCAGCTGAAATGTATCAAACTGCAGCAGCACAAGGTACAAGTAAATTAGGAGCCGGACTTAAAGCTGCTACTGGAATGGTAAAATTACTTTCAGTAGCAATGGCAACAGGCTTTATTAAATTACTATTTGATGGAGCAAAGCTTGCTAGTGAAATAGGGGTAGAGGTAAGAAAGGGACTAGGAGGTGGAATGATTGATGCCGGAAAATCAATTGCAGCGGTTGGTCAAGCAGCTGGTGCACTTAGTATTCCAATTCAACAAGCAGCTGCTTTCGTAGGTCAAATGAACGACGCCTTAGGAACCTCAGCTGGATTTTCAGGAAAGATTTTAACTACCTTTGGTACTCTTACTACCAAAATGGGGGTATCTGCCGAAGCAGCAGCTAATCTATACGGTATGGCTGCTAAGTCAAATCAAGAGTTTGGCGAAATGGTCGAACTTATTGGAGGTACTACTGAAAAATTAAATGCTTCTAACAAAGCAGCAATCGCTCCCAAAGCAGTATTCGAAGAGATGGGCAAACTATCTCAAGAAATACTTTTTAACAACAGTAAAAACCCTAACGCGTTAATTAAAGCAGCATACGGTGCAAGATTAATGGGTATGGAATTAAATAGGGTTGCAGAAGCAGCTGAATCTACTTTAGATTTTGAAGGTTCACTTCAAAAAGAAATGGAAGCTGAGTTAATTCTAGGAAAACAGTTAAATTTAGATAGATACCGCGCAGCGGCCGCTACTGGAGATACTGTAACTGCTCAAAAAGAATTGTCTAAAGCTATTGCGGAAAATAAAGATAAATTAAAAGGAAACGTACAGGCACAGAAATTATTTGCTGAGGCTTACGGCGTTTCCAAAGAAGAAGTAGCCAAAGCTGTCAATATGACAGAAAAGCAACAAAAAATCGCTAAACAAGACGCAGCAAGAAAAGAAGCTAATGACAAGGCTGCTAAAATGAGAGCAGAAGATCTTGGAAAAGCCCAATTAAAAGTATACCAGACTGTAGCTAAGCTATCTGACAGAATCCAAGCATTTCAAGATGCGATGGCGTTAGGAGCTAAGGCATTTTTTGATGATTTAAAAGCTGCATTTGATCCTAAAAATATCGGAGCATCTATAGGGAGAATTAAAGACCTAATTGTTAAAACCTTTAGAGATGCATTTAAAGGAGCTAATAAAGGTATATTAGCTAATGGAGGTATATTAGGTAAACTTTTAGGTGCAGGAGCGATAGCAGGCGGAACGATTACTCTTGGAATTAAAGGACTTAGCGCTTTAGGCGGTATGTTCAGTAAGATGAGAGGTACTAGAATGATGCCTATGTGGGTTAAAAACGTAGGTGATAAAGCTGCTGGTATGCTCGGCGGCCTGTTTGGTAGAAAAAAACCACCTCCATTACCAGGAGCCGCCAAAACAACAGGTATGTTTGCTGGTGTTCTTGGGAAGTTTAGTAAAGTAGGAGATAAGTTTGGTAAAGTAGGAGATACTTTAAAAGATAAACTACTAGGAAAAAAGATAGGAGGACAGTTTATAAAAGGCGGCGGAAGAGCCGCTGCAGGCGCTCGAGCAGGATTTTTTGGAAAAGGAGGTTTAGGAGCAGGCGCCGCTGGTTTAGGTGCAGGTATAAAACAAAGGCTGGGAGATTCTGTTGGAGGATTGAAAGATAAGCTAAAGGGCGGCGTTGGTGGTCTATTCGGCGGTAAAAAGAAAGGAGATAAAACTCAAGAAGCAGCAGCAAGTGGAGGAGGAGACGGTAAGTCTGTTATGCCACCAGGAGTAGATGATAAGAGCGGTGGAATCCTTAAAGGCTTTGCTATGGGGTTAAAAGCATTCGGGTCGGGTGCTGCCCAAATTCTGATAGGTGCAGCTGTATTAGGCGGTGTTATCATAACATTAGCAGCAGCAATTGGAATTGGCGGATTAATATTAGCCTCCATGATGCCTAAAATCGTCAAAGGAATGAAACCTATTGAAGAAATTGATGCTGCTAAAATGACTAAGGGAGGTTTATCCTTAGTTGCTGTTGGAGCTGGTTTTGCTGCTTTAGGAGTTGGTATGGCAGCAATGGCAGTTGGAGGTTTATTCGGCGCAATTGGAGGTTTATTCGGCGGCGGAGGAGGTCTTGATGAAGAGACCATGAGTAAAATTGAAGATTTTGAAAAGTATAATTTAGATGATAATAAAATCAAGAAAAATGCAGCTGCTGTAGTAGCCTACTCAAAAGGTATGGCTGCATTAGGTGCAGCAGGAATAGCTAGCGCCGTCGGTTCGTTAGGTAGTATGTTTAGCTCTTTATTTGATGCAGCAGTTGGGAAATCACAGCTAGATAAAGTTAAAGAGTTCGGTTCAATAGAACTACCAGTTGAAGCTATCAAGAATAACGCCAATGCTTTAGTAGCGTACATGAAAGGTATGGCTGCATTAGGTGTAGCAGGAGTAGCTAGTGCTCTCGGTTCGTTAGGTAGTATGTTTAGCTCTTTATTTGATTCAATGGCTGGTAAATCACAGCTAGATAAGGTCAAAGAATTCGGTTCAGTAATACTGCCAACTGAAGCTATCAAGAATAACGCTGAAGCTTCTGTAGAGTACGCAAAGGCTATGCTAGCACTAGCAGCTTCAGGTGGAGCAGGAATGTTAGGTTCTTTAGGTAACTTAGGAAGTACCTTATTAGACGGTATCAATGGTTTCTTTGGTGGAGAAGATCCTCTAACCAAGAACATACGTAAAATGAAGGAGTTTGGTAAAATTCAACTTGACGCCGGTCCAATTAAAGCAAACGCAGAAGCAGTTGCTGCTTATGCTACTGCAATGGCTGCCTTGGCAAAAGCTCAAGGAGCAGGAGCATTAGGTTCTTTAGCAGAGGTGGGCAGTGCAGTATTTGACGGAATTAAGAGCTTTTTTGGAGGTGGAGATTCCGGTAATGATACTATACCGGTTGATAAAATGATTGAATTTGGTAAGTTGCCACTAGCTCAACATGCTGATGCTATTAAGGCAAATGCCGAAACTATTTCTAAATTTGGAACTGCAATGTCGTCAATGGAGGATTTTGATGACTATGCAGATGATATGGAAGATGGAATAGATGATGCGATATCTGCAGCTAAGAAGTTGAGTAAGATGAAGGAAATAGATCTTGCAGGGGTTGCTTCATTAAAAAGAGCAGTAACTAAATACTTAAAACCTTTAGCAGATATAGATTTAGATGGACTACCGGGTAATGCTCGAGCAGCTCAAAGATTTGCCCGTGCTATGGCAACAGGAACTATACAGGCACGACTGGAAATAGACACCTTCTTTAAGACAGAAATTGATGTACTTAAAAAAGAAATAGTCGACACCAGCAATAATGAGGTTACCGAACTTAGAAATATGATGGTAGCGAATGATGATATGCATAAAAAAGAACTAAAGGAATTGAAAGCTCAGTCAATGCTACTTTACAAGTATATTGCACAACCGCAAAATACAACTATTAGGCTAGATACATTTGATGTGGGAATGGCACTCAGAAATGGCCTATAAAACAGACTATTTATAACAAACATTAACCTTAAAACTAAAACAATTATGCCACTTAAAGACTTAGTAACTCAAAGCACATTATCGTTAAAAGGTGAAACTCCTGCAGTAAGACCTGGAGCAGAAGCTATAAATGATTTACACTTTGTTGGAGGAAATCACGTACATTCAGATGCTAATAAGCCAATGACTCAGTTAGGAACTGCAGCAGGTACTTTACAAGGATCTAAATTTAATCAGACTACTCCTTACGCAAACCCAGAAGTACAATAAAAAATGGCATTAGTAGACCTTAAAACAGATCTTAAATCTTTAAAGTTCGAATCAGGTTTAAATAATAAACCATTCGTTGTTAAAGATATAGATGAAGAAGGCGGCGCTAACTCAATGTTAGCCGTACAAGGCATTCTCGCTAGTAAGCGATTGGATGACACTATACGTATGGCTAAATTAGTTATAGCAAAACCGGGTCTATCTCATGTCGCAAAACAAGCAATAAACGCTTTTATCAATTCTGCTGATACAAAAGCACAGTACGAAGGTGGAAACTTCAAGTTAGGAAAAGAA